AAGGCGAAGGATGAGGATAGTGAAAGCGACACTTCAGAAGAGGCTCGTGTCCATCAGGCACAGGCTGCGATTGCTTTTGACAGGTTATGGAGAGCTCGTCCAACAAAAATGAGCAATATTGAACAGTATAGGGGAGCTAGTTTGTGGAACCATGTGTATCCTTCCTCAAATGGTTTGCGAGTGTTGGATGTGCCGTATTCACCCGTTGATCATTACAGGTTGCGCGATTACCCAATGCAGGATTGCTTGTTGAAGGCTGTTTCACGGTTGCTTGGCGTCTCTCGGGAATTGTTGTGGCTGCAGTGCTTAAAAATGTATCCTATTTCTGCTCGACACCTGACGATGGTGCCTATTGATCTGCTTCATGCCCTGGGCTGTGAGTACGGTGTACAGTTTGTGGTATTTGACAAGAAGACGCGGCAGCGCTTGAAGTCTTATGGGCTGGGTACAGATAATGAGGTTCATTTGTGGCAGATTAACGAGCATCATGTTGAGCCTCGGTTTAAGTCAGGAAAGTGGACAATTGCGCGGTCGAATATTAAGGCTCCTTCAACTTCACGGCTGGCTGATGCTCTGATACGTGAGATGTCTGGTATTCCATACGTGAAGTGGCAAAAAGTAACCGTGGGTTTTTCACGCGCTGAGCGGTACATTAGGGCAATGATCGATGGTACTGTTGGGAAGCACATGATTACCCCTCAGAATATTCCTACTTTGAAAGGATGGGAGGATCAAATGAAGGCTATAGCGGAAATGGGTCGGAACATATTTTTGGCAGTCGTGGAGGGTGATCCAGGGTGTCGGAAGTCTAGTACAATTCAGAAAGTCTTGCGTAATAAACGGTGGCACAAGGACAACGCCTTTCAGGTAGTGTTGCCTACTAATGGCTTGCGTGATGATTGGCGGCTGAAATTAGATGTGGTTCGTAAAGATAAGACCACAGGAAAAGGTACGCCTGGGCAATACGTTGAGACACTGGAAACCGCTTTTATGAATCGTACGTGGGGTTTCCTCAATGTTCGTGATGAGGATAAATTTCCAAAAGGTCATCTTGCTATGACGGCGTTGTTATTTGACATGTCCACACATTTTATTATGTTAGGAGACAGGTATCAGAGTCAATGGCACAACCCTGAGGAGACAGATTTGAATGACCCTACTTTGCTGGGAGAGATGGCTTATTACTCTCAGTATTCGAAGCGGTACTTGGTAGGTACATGGCGATTTGGACCGAATATTGCAAACTTTTTCCGGCTGCCGACTTTTAACGGTGATAGTGGAGGTTTCCATTTTACCAGAAGTATGCCTTTGTGTTCATGGGACTTGGAAGTTTACTTTCCAGGCCGTACTCGAGCTTCTTTGGAGGATCTGTGGAATCAGACGTTGATTCTGACAGCGGCGCATGTTGGGAAGACTTGGAAACAAGAATTACTGAAACACGAAGCCGCTACGTTTGCTGGGTCCCAAGGTATGACTTGTGAGTTGGCGATTATTGAGGTGGATGCTGCTGTGTTGTCATTGACAAATTATCAGCTGCTCTATACTGCGTTAACTAGGGCTAGGAACGTCCTATTGGTGAGCACGTGGCGCCAGGATGGGAACAATGAGCGGAATTTGGCGCAAAATCGTATATTGGGGCCGTTATTCAGCTATCAGCATCGTTATGTTCTTGGAAGGCCTGTGACCATTGGAACGAATACTGTGTCGATGCGACAAATCTGTGGAGAGCTTCCGTCTGAAGTAGAGCAGATTCTGCATGGGCCGCCTCAAAAATTGAAAAATTGGGAGTTCGTTCGGGCCTATTATCCTATGGAGCTTTGGTCTAATTTCCTTGATCCTGATGCCTCAGCTGGTGTGGGCTACAGACGCATGGACTTTGATGGAGAGGTGTATGCCGATGCCTATAACATGCGACCCTACATTGATCAGTTCCCGGAGCCGGTGACTCACGAACCTGTTGTGCGTGATGTCGATGTGATGGACGTCAAGGTGCGGACCCATTTGCCTGTTCACAACCGAGAGGAGCTTCAGGAGGCGATGCGTTCGGAAGTTGTTGACCGTTTTGAGCGTGAAAACCACTCGAGGAATACTCCAAGCAATTGCCTGATACGTGGATGTGGCGGGTTGACGCAAATGAACAGCGTGAGCGTCTCATTCGGAAAGAGGACGGCCCAAGGAGGCTGGCGCGATGGCGTGTGAACAAGAAGTTGTCTGAAATGACTCCTGCAGAGGATCCACGCATGTTTTTGCCGAGCGTGTTCAATCTCGGCCTTGATCAGCGGGCTACGGACGAAGTCAGTTTTACTGCGATGATGGCAAAGCGTATTGTGAAAACTACAGAGGATGCAAATCGGCAGAATTTCCGAGATGAAGAGCAATATGGTCAAGCTTTGTGGTTAGCCCTGAAAAAGAAAATGGGTTGGAACCACCCTATTCCTTTTGATCAGCTGCGGTTTGAACAAAGTTGTGCTAAATTCCAGGAAAGGCGGGCTGATCGAAGCCAGGCTCTGCAAAAGGCATCATTGAATCGCAGTGATCCCCTTTACCAGGACTTCATATCTGGGAAAACACAGTGGAAGTTGAAAACCAATGAGATTACTAACGCCAAGGCATTACAGTGCATATATACACGTTCTGACGCTTACTTGTTCAAGTTTGGGCCTTGGGGCGTGTATTTGCTCGATTTGTGGCTGGAGCATGCTCCTGCGTCTTTCTATATGCATGCTTGCAAAACTGAAGCTGATTTGCAGCAGTGGGTTTTGGATCATGACCCCGGCGATACATACTTGCAAAATGATATTGAATCTTTTGACCAGTCGGTTCGCGGTGCAGGCGTGCATTTGATGGTGCAGTTTATGGAATTCTTTGGAGTGCCAATTGATGTGCGTGATGCTTATGTGGACGACAAAATGAGTGTGCATACTAGATCTTTCGTGATCCGTTTGATGACTCTTTCTGGGGAAATTTTTACATGGTTGGTAAATACCTTGTTCTCAACTGCCCGCGAGTCTTTGAAGTATGATCTTCCGGCAGCCGATCCAATGATGGTTACTGGAGATGATGTTGAGCGGTTTGTGCGTAGGCCGGTGAGTGGATTATGGGAAATGTACAGTTCCATTGATCATTGTGTGGAAGTTCGTGATGAGACTGTTCGGGGTTCATTTTGCTCTTACGCAATTTTTCGTGGCAAGGTTTGGAAAGACCCTGTAATGCTGTATCGACGTTTGTCTGGGCAGCTAGAACGGGGGAATGCCCGAAATGTGATTGATGGTTATTTGTTGCACTATTTGACCATCTATAATCTTGGTGACGAAATATACTCTTTGTTTACTGAGTTGGAAATGCAATGCGCTCAGGCTCTTAATGACTTTTTCTTTCATATTCGCAGACATACTGGTCTGCATTTGAAGGTGAAGTGGTCTCACGTGCGTACTGGGCA